AAAAATGATGCCGATGGTGACACTGATTCATACATGTGGTTTGAAACAGGCGACAACGGCAATGAATATTTCAAATGGAGAAGCAAACAAAGCACCACAACAAAAGACCTGATGAATCTTAAATGGGATGCTTTGTCTGTCCTTGTTAAAGCCCTTTTCAGCAGTGAAGTAAAAATATCGACAGTCAATGCACTAAGGATATTTAATTCATCTTTTGGTGCTATTTTTCGCCGTTCTGAAGAATGTCTTCATATCATCCCTACCCGAGAAAATGAGGGGGAAAATGGCGATATAGGGCCACTACGCCCCTTTACGCTTAATCTCAGAACTGGTCGCATAACTATGGGGCATGGTCTGGATGTTACAGGAGATATATTTGCAAACCGTTTTGCAATTAACAGTAGTACCGGCATGTGGATTCATATGCGTGACCAGAATGTTATTTTGGGACGCAATGCGGTATCCACCGATGGTGCACAGGCATTACTTCGTCAGGACCATGCTGATCGCAAATTTATGATTGGTGGGCTGGGAAATAAGCAATTTGGCATCTACATGATTAATAACTCAAGGACAGCTAATGGCACCGATGGTCAGGCGTACATGGATAATAACGGGAACTGGCTTTGCGGCTCGCAAGTTATTCCCGGCAACTATGGCAATTTTGATTCCAGATATGTGAAAGATGTTCGACTTGGTTCACAGAAATATTATGGAGTGAACAACTGGCAAACATGGAATTTCCAGTGCCCGTCAGGTCATGTATTGTCTGGTATTAATGTTCAGGATACAGGGTCCAACTCTGCCGATAATATAGCGGGCGTTTATTGCAGACCCGTTCAAAAGTATATAAATGGCACCTGGTATAATATAGCGAGCGTTTAATATGATGCACTTAAAGAACATAAAAGCGGGTAATGCTAAAACACTGGAACAGTATGAGTTAACAAAGAAGCACGGAGTCATCTGGCTTTACTCTGAGGACGAAAAAAACTGGTATGAGGAAGTGAAAAACTTTCAGCCAGACACCATAAAGATTGTTTACGATAAAAATCAGATTATAGTCGCTATCACCAGAGATGCTTCAACGCTTAATCCTGAAGGTTTTAGCGTTGTTGAGGTTCCTGATATTACCTCCAACCGACGTGCTGACGACTCAGGTAAATGGATGTTTAAGGATGGTGCTGTGGTTAAACGGATTTATACGACAGATGAGCAGCAACAACAGGCAGAATCACAAAAGGCCGCGTTACTTTCCGAAGCAGAAAGCGTTATTCAGCCACTGGAACGCGCCGTCAGGCTGAATATGGCGACGGATGAGGAACGCGCACGACTGGAGTCATGGGAACGCTACAGTGTTCTGGTCAGCCGTGTGGATACGGCAAATCCTGAATGGCCACAAAAGCCTGAATAAAAATTAAGGCCCGCTATCGGGCCTTGTCTCATTCAGGTTGTTCGGGAAACGTTACTGGCAGGCTGGAAGTGTCTGTAGATTCGACTTTCTGCGCAAAGAGCATCCACTCTGTTAATTTTTGTTTATTCTCGTCGGAAATGATGCCCAGCCGTAGCTGTGAGTCCCATAGCTGGGTTTTATCCCTGACGAGCTGTAGCAGGCTTTGCTTTTCATTTTCCGCCTGCTGCCTCTGCTCTTCCTCGGTATAAGTTCGCTTTACCACTACGCCATCTTTGAACATCCATTTACCCGAAATGTCAGCACGGCGATTTGCTGTAATATCAGGTAATTCAACGACGCTTGCGCCTTCCGGATTAATTGCTGAAACATCCTTTTCAATACAAATAATAACGCCGTTATGGCCATAGACCATTTTCAAAGTGTCTGGCTGGAAATTCTTTTGTTCCTCATACCAGTTTTTTCCATCATCTGAATAAAGCCATTTGATGTTAAATTGCTTTGTTAGCTGGTATTGCTCTTTTGTTCTCAAAATCGGTGGAGCTGCATGACAAAGTCATCGGGCATTATCTGAACATAAAACACTATCAATAAGTTGGAGTCATTACCCCCGCGTTATACCACGTCCCATTAATGCAATACTGAATTGGCCTTGCCTGAGTTGTATCAATTAATTCATCACGGTTTCCGTTAACTGAACCCGTAACGACATAACCTGACCTGTCAGACCAGCCGGGGCCTTTCCATGTCTGAACAGATGACAGACCGCCAAGGCGAATACCTGTAATAAACCTTGAGTTACATTCTGCCTGCGTGTATGCACCAACATCTCCCGCAGAGGGTTTGCGGGTCGTGGTGTAAAACTCTGACCAGTTAGCTTCAAAGCCATAACCATCACGCGCTGAACGATAAAAAATACCGCCGTTCCTGTAATTCACGCGGAACTGTACAGCAGGGCAACTCCCCGCATTCATATTGAAGTGGAGGATTAATGTCGATGCACCACTGATATCTGCATCATAAACACCGCTATTCCAGTTCCAGCCAACAGCTTTATCATTTGCGACCCTGCGTCCTGTTTGCCCTAAAGCAAATGCAGGCTGCTGGTTTTTCGTGTTGTAGTCTCGTCGCCAGCCAGGAGCGTAAGCATCACCATGATTAATATAAGTGAATTGAGCGTTAGTAATTCCGCCACCGCTGGACGTGCTCGGCGTAGTAACGCGTATGGTCATTGCGCCGCGAGTGCCAATAACTTCCACCACAGCACCTGCAAGACAAATATTTCCGCAACCTGTATCTGTAATAACCTTATTATTTGCATAAGCCCATGAGCCTTTGCACATCCAGTAAGGATGGTTAAATGCCCCCTGACTCTCCAGCCACGAAATAAATTGCGCAGTTGTCCAGACCTGACTATCGCCACCAATATTCAGCCATGCGCTATATGCGCGGCAGGCCCCAATATTTTTGGTGAAGGTATCTTTTCCCGGAATATCTGCGCCGTTCTGGTTTTTCTGTAATGCGCCAGAAGCCTGATTTACCGTTTCCTGTAAACCGAGGTATTCGATAACAGCGGCAACGGTCGATTTCGCAAGAATATCCCGCCCGACTTCTGTCAGGGTTGCCAGACTGGCAACATCATTCCCCGTAAAATACGGAAACCTGTCTGCCGCAGTAGCAAGCCCGGCCAGCGCCGTCAGGGTGGCATCTTTCGGTTGCTTACCCGCAAGCGCGTTAGTCATGGTGGTCGCAAAATTCGGGTCGTTGCCCAGCGCCGCCGCCAGCTCGTTCAGCGTGTTCAGTGCGTCAGGTGAAGAGTCTACAAGTGCGGCAATCGCGGCCATAACAAAAGCCGTGCTTGCGATTTGGGTATTATTCGTTCCCTGTTGTGCAGTTGGTGTTGTTGGCGTTCCGGTCAGTGCCGGGCTGTTTAATGGGGCTTTCTTGTTCGTTTCATCCATTACCGCCTTAACCGCTTTTGGTGTCGCTGCCAGCGTTTCAGACGTGCTGTTGGTTGCACTGCTGAGCTGGACTATCCCTTTTCGTGCCGTCGTGGCGTCCTGAGCGGTATATTTTCCGTTAGCCAGGTCATACGCGGCCTTAACCGCTTTCGGCGTTGCAGCCAGCGTTTCAGAATCGCTGTTAGTGGCGCTACTGAGTTGAACAAAGCCTTTTGCGGTCAGCGAGGCGTCCGGGTGACGTCGTGACTGTTCATGCTCTTTCAGTTTGTCATCCACGTAATCCACTGTGGCCATCACCATGGTGTTATCCACGGTAAGCGCCACGGTGGCAGTGCTGGATACGGTCAGAATAGTGCGAAATGTTTGTGCACGTCCGGACCCTTCGGCAACGGTTGGTTTGTAACTTTCGGCAGTATTGCCCACCGCGATTAAATCGCCGTGCTCATCAAATACACCAATTTCCCGGATCCAGAATCCGCCCGTTTCAGGAGGAATAACCAGCTCCGCAATAATGCGGTTCTGATGTGTTGCGTCCAGGATGACGCGATTAACAGTGTGTCGCCACACCTCATGCACCAGACGGGTCTGCTTACTGTCTGGTGTGGGCAACGCGCCGCCACCGTCGCCCACGGCCATATGAGTCAGGCGGACAGGCTTACCATCTGGCGCGGCTGCCTGAGCTAATTTTTTTGCACCCGTATCGGTGATAACGGTTTTAAATTTTCGTGTTGTGGTACTCATGCTTAATCGCCTGGATAAATGGTAATAACTTCACCGTCATAAGTTGCCGCCGCTGCGAAAATATCCCCCGGAATTTCCTGAATGATATTCAGCCCTGTCATGTGGCGGCTGACCGGGCGGGCATCAGCAATCAACCGCTCCATTTCCAGATACATTTCCTCCGTCACGCCACTGTCCAGCGTGCCGACTTCAACGGTAAATGTTCCCGGTTCTCCGCCGAACTCCCACCACTCAGACACGCGAATGAGGTATCCCAGCGGCTCAATGGCCCGGCGCAGTGCGCTGATGGTCCCTTTGTGTCGGTGTATCAGCCATGCATCACGAATAACCTGTCGCTTTGTCTCTTCCGGCCAGTTGCGATCCCAGCGGTCAACGGAAAATGCCCAGGCGAGATAAGGCAGCAGATGCACCGGGCAGGTATCCGGTGACCACAGCGTGTTGAGGTCTACCGGGATGTTTGTAATGCGCGCTCCGACAGCTTCGGCGCAACGCATGAAATTGCTGGCTGATGGTGGTAACAGCGAATTACTCATTGCGCCCACCTTCGCTGATGGTGAACGACTCACAGCGCGCCGCCTGTATGTCGCTGATGGCCATATTCTGTGTGGGTTCGATTATCTCCACGCGTTGCACACCGTGCACATGCAGTGCGGCAGCAATGGCGGATAACGCCACGTCCTGACCGATAAGCCCCTGCTCAGCCAGCCACTTGCTGAACGACGATTCCGCCGCGGCCAGAATAGGTTCGGATTCCGGGCCGGGGTAAAAGTACAGTTTTGCATTCAGCCGCCATGTCACGATTCTGGCACTCTGTACGGTCAGGCGGTCGGCCACCGGGCGGGTATCCTCTGCATTCAGAACGGCGCGAACGGTATTAAGCAACGCCTCCGTTGCTGTGCCGTCGCCTTCAGTGGACAGGATGGAAACCGTCACATTTGCCGGAGACGGACTGATAGCCCGCGCATCACGCACCAGACCGCTGGCGCTGCGGGCAAAATACTCGTATGCACCTGACGGGCCAGCAACACTCAGGCCGTCGTACGCCCGTTGCGCCCGCAGTCTCAGCGAGGTGTCGCTTTCCATCACCGCGTCGGTGGTATTCGTTGCCGGAGTGATAACCAGGCGCTTTGTGTTCATATTGCCCGCGAGGTTGTCCAGGTCTGTCCCGGCGCTGTGGCTTAACATGCAGGCGCGTGCACCCTCATTGACCCGCTGGCGTAACAGCATTTCACGAAACGCTGTTGTCTGGGCGATAACGTTCAGGGGTTCCGATTCCAGCTCCAGCGCGGCGGAGACGGCTTCACGCTGTTCGGCGGGATAAGCCGCAATCATCATGGCCTTTGTGTCAGCCAGAATTGCCTCAAAGTCAGGCTCCGCGATGATGGCGGGGTCCGGTAACTGTGAAAGGTCAACGGCGGGCATGATTTACTCCCTTAGCGTGATGGTTAATTCAACATTCTGCATGGTCTGCATGACAGTGCCCGACAGCGTCACCCCGGCGCGGCCTCCTGCCTTCCAGACAACGTCGATGGCATCCAGGGCAATGCGGGGTTCCCATCGTGTCAGCGCAATCACGGCAGCACTCATGCATTGCAGACGCGTGGTGTTATTCATGGGTTCGTCAATCAAATCAGGCACAAGGCTGCCATATTCCCGTCGCATAACCCGGCTTGCCAGCGGGGTGGTCAGGATGTCCCTGACTGACTGTTTCAGGTGCTCCATATCGTTCAGGTTTCCCGTCCCGTCCGGATTCATTCCTGTGTAGCGGGTTGTCACTGCGGGCCTCCTGTCGAATCGCTGCCGCCTTTCACGCCACCGTGTTTATGCGTATGCACTGTGATGCCGTTTGAGGTGAAATCGCCGCCGCTGTGCGTGATATTGCCGCTCATCTTTCCCCCTTTTGTGACGTCAAGCGTCGCTGTTCTCAGAAGGTCTGTGCATTCCACGACGGGCGCGTCCAGTGTCACGCTGACGGATGCCTGCAGGGTGGCTGTTTTCATGCCGCTGGCGCTCAGCGCGCCTGCGTCCGCGTCGTAGCGGAACACCGCGCCGTCCGGCGCGCTGACCACGATTTCTTTCAGGCTTTTGCCGGGGGGCGGACTGGCATCACTCCACAGGCTGCCAATTATCATGGCGGTTTCCGGGTTGCCGCCAATGCAGGCAATTACCACCTGTTCGCCGGGTGATGGCGGCAGCCACACATTGAAGGCTCCCGCGCGCGTGGTGTTCCAGCGCAGCCAGCCTGTTTCCAGTCCGCCGCTGCGAACGCGCACGCGCCAGGACTTCTCATCAACTTCAGAGATGATCCCGGTACGGATGATATTGCTCAGCAGTCGCATGAGTTCTGCGCTCACCGTACAGCCTCCGCAATCCGACCCAGCACCGTGTTATAAATCAGGCGCTCATCTGCCTGGCTGATACCCAGCAGCTCACGTACCGGGTAATCGGTGAAAATGCCCGGCGCAACCTGATCGCGCTCACCGAACTGATGAACGCGTGCAATACGTGCGGCCACGCCGCTGTAACCCACCGTCACACCGGAAGCATCTGCACGGGCTTTCAGGTAGCGGGCGGTGCGCAGTTTTACGAACATGGGGACGCGCTTTGTGCTGTCCTGGTTGATGCGCCGGGTGCGTATTTCCAGAAAACGGTCGATGTCATCCCGGTAAAACGTGCGGATATTGTTTTTATCCTCATCCCCCCCGGTAATGGTTCGCCCGTATTTCCCCGTGTCGTGATGCCAGTTTTTCAGCGTGCGTGCTTCGTTATTCCAGATAAAGCGAATGCGCTCCTGTATCCGGGTTACGCGGCGTCTGCGAGGTGTCCACGCGGTCCCGTCCGGCGCTTTCTGTGACCGGATACGTGCCTGCTGGGCGCGGCGTAAATCCTGTGCCAGCTTTCTGGCGATGTTATTGATGACCTGCTGATTCAGGCTGTCGCGGATGGCCTCAAAGGTTTCATCCACACGGGTGAATGCCTTATCCATCGCTTTCACCCCACGTCACATCCTGGAATACATGCGACCAGTCGCCTTCGGAAGAGGGCAGACGGGGTTTTGGCTCTGGCAGGTGTTCTGCCTGCGGTGTACCCTGACTGCTGCGCGTAATGCGAACGCGTTCCCGCAGGGGGAGCGTAAACAGGAGATCGGCGCTGTCATCGTCATTGATAACGGCGGAAAATTTGATGTCCTGATTACGCTCCGGATTGAGCAACAACTGTGGCTGATTTTCGGATAACCACGCCAGTAGCGGCAGCGTGAGGTCGTCCAGCTCCCCGGCGTAATCCATGACAAACATCACCATCTGATAGCGGTAAACAAACGAGGGCGTTTCTCCGGTCGTTTCAATGTTGCCGCTCTCCACGAAAATGGTGAATTTTTCCGGGTTGGCCTGACACCATCGGCATGAACGGGTCATGGCTTCACGCAGGGAATCAGTTTTCAGCATGGTTGTTGTCCTCGTTGTTCAGTCGTTGCAGCCTGCGCTGTTCCAGTAATTCAATGGCCAGTTTATCCGCGTTACAGGTTTCCAGTGCATCCAGAAGGCGGTCGCCCCATATACCGAGATTTCCCCATGTGGGAGTGTCAGGGAAGGGGGGAGGCGTTACCGGTATGGTCAGCGTCTGCGGTATAAGCCGGACTGACGGCGCTGGCCGTGGCGCGTTCTGCGTGCCTGCGCAGCCTGTCAGTAAAACGAGCGTCAGGCAAAGCGTGGGCGCATTCATCTTTTGCAATATCGTTGCGTAGCTGTTCACGTCTTGCCTCTCCGTCCTGATTGCGTTGCTGATTTTCCACGCGGAGTTGCGCCAGCACCTGCTGCATATCCTGTACCCCGGCGCTAATGATATTCAGGGTGTCGGCGGTACGTTTCAGGGTGCTGGCCTGCGCTTCGTTTCTGGCGTTCTCCCGGCCCAGCGACCATGACAGACGCATGGATGTTCCCCATGCGGCAATCAGAAGGAAAGCGACACCCAGCGTGGGCCAGAGCTTCATGCCGGATAGACTCCGTGTGGTAACTGAAAATGCGGTCCGTCTTTCAGGGTCTTCCAGTCGCCGCCCCATTCCACCGGAATATTCAGCTCCCGGCTGGCCTGTCTGAATGCTGCTGCGATTTTTTCGTACAGCGGCCATTCCCATGACACCTGGCTGCCGATATAAGCCACAACATCCACGGCATGTCCCGTAAGGTGGCGGCTGTTCATGGTCTGGCTCTTACCTGTGGCCACAAGTTGCTTCTGGCGGTAACGGCTGCGCAACCCTTCGGTGATACCAAAATCCACTTCCGAAATTTCCAGTGCCCGTCGGGTCACTTTCACCAGATCAGGATTTACGCCCTGCAAATTCTTTTCGCTCCGGCTGCTGAATTTAAATGTGTTGCTCATTCGTCCTTCTCCTTCCCCCTGCGATTAAAGGCCGCAATAACCTTGTCGCGTGCTTTCTCTGCGCCCATAAAACCGATTGATGCGCCGATAAACGTCACGGCATCTTCAGGAAACCCGAAGAAGCGCAACGACCCGGCCACGGCCATGGCAAGAACGCCGCACGCCAGCGATCCCGTTACGGTCTGAACCAGTGTTCGTCCGTCATAAAGACTCATCAGCGCGGAAATGCTGACTGCCGCGCCTACTGCATACACCGTTGGCAGGTGGTCAAAGAGCCACGCAATAACCTGCTCTGTGATCCCTGTTTGAATGGTGCTCACTGCTACTCCCCCCACAACTGAATCATTTCTCGTTTCTTCTTCTCCGGCTCCGGCATCTCCACGTCCTGCCCGGCGTCCAGAAATACCTGCTGACAGAGTCCGGGGTTGGCATCCAGCACCTTTTCGGTGACGCCCTGCGTCGTGCCGTAGTACCGGAAACAGAGCGAATCCACGGTGTCGCCTTCCAGTGCCTTCACTTTCATCAGCACAACTCCGCAAAAATTCGCGGGCGGCGCAGAATGTCAGAGATGGCCCAGCTCACATCGCGCCACAAATCCGATGTCTGTATATCCAGTGCGTCCGCCCGGCGGTCGCCCTTATCCGTTGTGTCCGCATCGCGGTAACGCTCCAGAATCAGGGCGCGTGTGGCGGTATAAACGGCATTGCGCCAGTGCCAGAGATTGACGCTTTCTCCGTTAATTACGGGTGCCGGAACATCGGCCAGCGTCTGATGGCCAGCCGCCTGCTGTTCCTGCTGCCATGCTTCCAGCTCGCGGGTAACGTGAGCCACCGCCCCGGTGGCGGTATGCAGCAGGCGGGAGGTGGTCACGCGCCCCGGCAGTCGTACCGCCAGACGCAGCTCACGCAGCACAATATCCGGCCAGAATGCACCCGCTGAAATACGGGTATCACCATCATCGGTATCGGTGATGTCGTCCTCTGCGGGTCCGGGGTTGGTTCTGGCAACCATACTCATGGGGTTCACTCCTGAAAAAATCGGGCGGTGGGTGCGCGGTGTAAACGGTCACGGAGTCAAACCGGAACACCGCGCACGCCGCCCGCTGACGGGGTCAGTCGTTAACCGCGCTTCGCCTTCTGCGTCGCGGTGGTTTTTCGTGTTGCAGGCTTCCGCGTTGTCTTTTTACTTTTGCTGCTTTCGTTCTGCGCCTGTGGTGTGCTGGCATCTTCTGGTGCGGCTGCGGAATCGGCTTTTTTCAGAGCGCGGGAAAGGGTTGCAATCTCGCGTTTCACACCTGCGTTCGGGTTCAGGTGCATCGCTTCGCGCAGCAGCTTCAGTGATGAGGCCATGCTGTCCGCATCGCTCAGGCTACGGCGGGCAAAGGCGCACGCCTTGCATAATTTGGCTCGCACTTCGTCCGGCATATCCTGGTTGGCGACAATTTCCCAAAGTGTGTCCAGTGGTTCGATAAAGGCGGACAAATCCGCGTCGGCATCCGTCCCGGCCTGCGTCAGTACCGGGTTGCAGATTTCTTCGGTCAGTACCGTGGCAGCAGTACGGCCAAAGTTATCCGGCATGATGAGGTTGTGACGGACCACATACGCACCAATACGCAGCGCAAGCGGAAGATCGCCGCAGTCAATTGCCCACACCATCAGCGTGGCAATCACTTCATCCTGCTGCCCGCCGTCAGCCTCCAGCGTTCCCTCAATCCAGCCGGAAAAGTCCGGCAACAACTCTTTTTTGATGGCGGCTTTCGCGCTTCTGGCCTGTACCCCCTTAAGTCGGGCCTGTGCCAGACGCAGACGATACAGCACCTCTTCATGCGCGGTACGCGCGGCGTGGTCCACGCCTTCATTCGCCCGGCCTGCGCGCTGTGCCATCACGTTCTGCCAGTGTTGCTGTGCAGGAGTAATCATTTTTTCTCTCCGTTACAGGCGGGCATGATGCCCGCCGTGAGTTGATTAGCTGTCGGCGAACTTCAGGCCAGTGACCATCGCGCACTTGCCATAGTCTTCAACGACATAAGCGTCATTGATGGACTGGTAGGTGGCGATGCGGTTGTATTCCGGCTCGTCTTTCATCAGGCGACGCATTGTTCCTTTCTGCCAGTAAATCGACAGGTTATTGAACGAGGTGATCAGCATCGTTGAATCCGGGAAGAACGGCGCAAGGAATACATCCAGCCCGCCAATGGCGCGCGATGACAGGATGAGCTGTCCGGCAAGTAATTCCGCATTGGGATTCTGGCCGCTGATGCTGTTCAGCACGGGCAGACGCAGCGAGTTAAACAGGTTGCGCCCCATAATCACCACGAGGTCGTCAGCTTCCTTGTGCCATTCATCCAGCAGGGATGAGCGCGCGTCCTGTACCAGTGCATCAGCGTTCGCATACTTACCCGCGTGCGCCACGGTGTTGTCCATGTTGCGGGAGGTCAGCGTCACGTCATTCATTACGCGCTCGCTGGCGTCGGTTCTGATGTGCTCCAGCCATCCCACGTTAACGTCCTGAAGCAGCTTGTTGGTGCTGAAGTTGGACTCATCTGCGTGAGACGTGCCGTTGAAACCGATCATGATGCGGTCAAGCGCCACCTGCCGGGCAATCTGTGTGCTGACGCGTGACTGAAAATCAGGGTGTGCCGCCCAGGCATCAAGCTGCGGATACGAAATAAACGTGTCGTAGTTCACCTGTTCGCACTGATATTTGCGGTTTTTCAGATCAACCACGTTATTCGGGTTACGGCGTTTTGTGCCGTCATAACTGGTATTCGTGCGCGCAATCGGCCCGGTGGTGTCCAGGAGGATTTTTTCGCCTTTCTGGTCGGTCACACCGAACACGTTAATTTTTTTTGTAAATTCAGTGCTCTCCTTTACTGCGTTTTCAAAACGCTGCTGCACCGAGGGTTCCACGGTAAATCGCGATACCAGTGCAGATACCGGGATGTTGTTAAGCGACGCCTGCTGCGCCATATAGCAACCCAGCTTGTTGCGGGTAATATCTGACATCACCAGATTCATAAAAAAATTGCTCCTTTGTCTTATCAGAAGTCAGCCAGTTGATCGGAGGCTGCGCCCGTTGCGGTGAACCGGTTCTGCGGATCGCCGTCCTGCGTGCGCAGTTTTTCCTTCAGTGCTGTCAGCTCTGTGGTCAGTAAAGTGATTTTCTGGCTGTCCTGCTGATGGCGGGTTTCCAGCGCATTAAAACGGTCGATAATGTCGGCCTGTGACGTTGCGACACCTTCCACCGCTTCCTGAATACGGGAGAAACTGGCGTCATCCGCTTTGCGGCCACGGCCAATAATCCCCATAACGCGGTTAAACCACTGGGTGCCTTCTTCCTGACGTTGTTCGGTGAGTTCGATAAGTTCTGACTCCATAGCGGCGGTAAACATCGCCACGTCTCCCTGCTGACAGTTGAATGTCATCAGTTGCATACGTTGTTGTGCCGCAAAGGCCAGACGTTCCGTGCCCAGGCTGGCGGGGGTGTCGGTCATTGCCAGCCCGCGCAGGTAAGGGCCTCCCGTGATGGTTGACTGTGGTTCCAGCTCAATACTGGAGTATATTTTTTTACCATCGTTAAGCAGGGACATCATGCGAGCGGTCGGCTCAATTTCGGCATACAGTGCCGTGCGACCTGCCAGCGGGCCATCGGTTATGTCTTCGGTGCTCAACCCCACAACATCGCCCATAGCGGAAAACTCGCTACCGGGGAGTGGTGACAAGATGTGCTCAATATTCACACGTGCACCATAAACGGACGGGTTATAACTGGTGGCGGCAGCTTTCAGCATGTCGCCGTTGATTTCGCGCCCGTCTGCCGTTACACCGGAGACAGCCACGCGAAACTTTTTGCGGGATGTCTTTTTTTCATTAGCCATAGTTTTTGCCCCTCTGACTGGTTCTTCAGTCATGATGGCAAAGCGTAACAGGCTGATACAAAGGGCTTTTGTTGTAAGAAAACAGTCAGAACAGGGGGTTAAGGAGAACGGTTTCGCGCGCGGGTAATCTTCCTGTAATTACTCAGGGGGAGCAATGATTCAGGACGCTTTTGTGCGCCAGCGTGCGCGACAACTTTACTGGCAGGGTTATCCGCCCGCAGAAATATCACGTCTGATGGGAATAAACCCGAACACGATTTATGCGTGGAAAAAACGCGACCAGTGGGATGAAACGCCACCCGTGCAGCGTGTCACGCAATCCATTGATGCGCGCCTCATCCAGCTTACTGAAAAACAGAATAAAACAGGCGGTGACTTCAAGGAAATAGACCTGCTGACACGGCAGCTTAAAAAGCTGCATGATGGCCAGCCGGATGTGATGGCCGCAGGAAAGAAAGGCCGGGCGAAAAAACTCAAAAATCATTTCACGCCGGAACAGATTGCCGCACTGCGGGAAAAAATCATCAGCAGGCTGGAGTGGCATCAGCGGGGCTGGGTTGACTCCCTGACCCTTTGCAGGGAAGCCGGGATACGTAACAGGATGATCCTGAAATCCCGACAGATTGGGGCGACCTGGTATTTTGCACAGGAAGCACTGCTGATGGCGCTGCGTGACGATGTGGTGCAACCTTATCAGCGTAACCAGATTTTTTTGTCTGCGTCGCGTCGTCAGGCGTTCCAGTTTAAAAGCATTATTCAGAAGGCCGCGGCTGAAGTTGATGTGGAGCTGAAAGGGGGCGATAAAATCATCCTCTCCAACGGCGCAGAGCTGCATTTTCTCGGCACTTCTGCTGCGTCGGCACAGTCCTATACGGGCAATTTTTATTTTGATGAATTCTTCTGGGTCAGTCGCTTTGCTGAACTGCGCAAGGTGGCTGGCGCTATGGCAACCCTCAGCGGACTGCGGCGCACCTACTTCTCCACGCCATCCACCGAAACGCACGAGGCATACGCCTACTGGAACGGCGACCGCTGGAACGAGAAAAAGGCCACGCATAAACGCCAGCGTTTTTCTGTGGACTGGAAAACGCTGCATAACGGGCTTATCTGCCCTGACCGGACGTGGCGGCAAATTGTCACGCTGGAAGATGTGGTTAATCACGGCTGGAAACACACCGATATTGATGAAATTCGTGATGAAAACACCGAAGACGAGTTCCTCAATCTCTATATGTGTGAGTTTGTCCGCGAAGGGGAATCGGCATTTAACCTGAATATCCTGATTGGCTGTGGTGTTGACGGATACGACGACTGGAAAGACTGGAAACCTTTTGCTCCCCGCCCGATGGGGAATCGCCCGGTATGGATTGGGTATGACGCAAACGGCAGCAGTGGCAACGGCGACAGCGGCGCTGTGTCCGTGGTGGTTCCTCCGGCTGTTCCTGGTGGCCGTTTTCGAACGGTGGAGACGCGACGCGTTCAGGGGCTGGAGTTTGAAGAACAGGCCAGAGTCATTGAAGAGTTCACGTGTCACTACAACGTGGAACACATCGGCATTGATGTGACGGGCGGGAACGGGGAGGCTGTTTATCAGATAGTGAAACGGTTTTTCCCTGCCGCTATTCCGTACACCTTCACGCTGTCATCAAAACGGTCGCTGGTACTGAAAATGCTGCAAATAATGCGTGCAGGGCGGTGGGAATACGATCGCGCCGAACGCGAGCTGGTCGCGGCCTTTAACGCCGTGCGTAAGGTGAAAACACCGGGCGGCTTTATCACTTACGAAACGGACCGCGCGAGGGGGATCAGCCACGGCGACCTTGCGTGGGCAACCATGCTTGCTGTCATTAACGAACCAATTGGCGGCGAAGGAGAAAACGAGCGTTTCACGGTTATGGAGTTCTGATGAGCAGAAAAAATAAAAAAGTGCGCATGAGTTCACGCATTGATCTCGCTGATGCGCTCAGGAAAGAATCATCGCTCAGTGCATTCACATTTGATGGTCCTTATCGCCTGACCGGGCATGACCTGCTGGACAATATGTACTGTGCTGATAACGGGCGGTGGTATGAAACCCCGGTGGACTGGTACGGTCTGGCAAGAGCCGCCCGGCAAACGTCCTGGCATCAGTCTGCGCTTTACTTTAAGCGCAATGTATTACTCGGTTGCTACATCCCGCACCCGCTGCTTTCCCGGCAGGATTTCTCGGCGCTGGCGCTGGACTGGGTTGTGTTCGGTAACGCATTCCTTGAGCTTCGGAGCAATATGCTCGGCGAACCGCTTAAATTACGGCACGCCCTGGCGAAATACATGCGACGCGGAAGCGATCTTGAATCATGGTGGTATGTGCAGGATGGCAAGGACGCGTTCCAGTTTCGCCCTGGCAAAGTGTGCCACCTGATGAATCCGGATATTAACCAGGAAATCTACGGCATGCCGGAATATCTTGGCGCATTACTCTCGGCCAGCCTTTCTCATTCGGCGGACATGTTCAGAAAACTGTACTACGACAACGGATCCCACGCCGGGTGCATCATCTACATCGGTGCAGCGCAGGTAAACCGCGAAAGCATGGACTCCCTGAAAGAAACGTTACAGGGTGCGCGTGGTGGTGGTGCATTTAAAAACGTGCTCATTCATGCGCCCAACGGGGGCAAAGAAGGGGTGCAAATTTTGCCGTTCCAGCAGATCACCGCAAAAGATGAGTTCATGAATGTTAAGGCGGCATCCCGTGATGATGTGCTGGCTGCGCACCGCGTTCCGCCGCAACTGATGGGGGCGATGCCGGGCGAAAAAAGTGCGTTTGGTGATGTGGAGAAGGCCGCGCGGGTTTACGCAATTAACGAGCTGATGCCCGTCATGGAGGCCATGAAGCACATCAATGACTGGCTTGGCGAAGAGGTGATCCGCTTTAACCCTTACGCACTGTTAGACACCCAGCCCACATCCTGACGCGCTTCGCTTGTCTGCTGCTTCGCCGGGGCATAAAAAATTTATGCCCCGACTCTCCAGCTCCTGTATCAGTCAGATAATTTCACGACGCTTTCCTGCTGATTGCCATCATCGACAGTCAGACTCTTACGCAATCCCACCGCGTTGACTGCATGTTCTCGCCGTCTCAGTGCGATTTTGACGGCCTTACCTTTCACCCCATCAAATCAAAAGCCCTCACGTCTTTTTCACGCTCAGCGTGAGAAATACAGCCATTCTGTTGTGTCGCTGCGACATCGTTCAGGGGATGCTATTTACCCCCTGAAACGCGGGCTGTTCCCCCGTCACCTGCGCGCAGAAAAAATGCGTTTTTTTGTGCACGCACGGATCCTTGACGGATCCAGCCACCATGCGGGCCGGAAGGGCAAAAAGTCGTTCAAAAAAATTGTGCAAATTTGTGCACTATTGTGCATTTGTATAGTGAAAAAAATATAGCAGAAAGTATACTTAGCGCCTTGTGGGCTACGTTAACTTTGCAGGAACATTTGGAAATGAAAAAAATCAATAAAGAAGATTCTAAAAGAACCTTTTTACGTGGATGGTTGCGATTTCTTCGTAGCGTTGAGAGAGCTAAGAAAAAAAAGCCTGCGCAAGAGAAAAATGGTAGTCTTCGTTTTTCCGATGAAACAACTCCTGTCCAAAACCAAGTCGCTACGTTCATTGAAAATATATCGATTATAAAAGAGTATGACTCATCAATTCTTCGTCGTGACGCAGAGAAGATATTAATACCTAAATATTTTGACTTATATGACAATCCAGAGAAATCTCTGCTATTTATTAGTGCAGCCACAAAATTAATTGCAAGAGGTAAATGGAAATCATATATTTTTGATTACAAGAAAAACAAAAAACACTGTCTTGGTCTTGAGTGTCTATTAGGTGTTGCTCTTACAGCAGCAAGGCAAAGTAATATAAATTTCAAAGATACGATGATTCAGATTAATGGTATCTACCCTAAAGATGAACAGTATCTTGAAATTATCAGGGATGTCGGGCTTGTAAAAGAGATTAGTAATGCTGCACCAGGTAAAGTTCTGGACTCTACTGAAGCATCGAAAAAAGCGAATCCGAAGAAACGAATCTTCTCTGCTGATAGTATCGGAAAGGAGAATGCTTCTGCCTTTGCCCATGACAGAAAAAATGTCACTGCTGAAAAATTTACCGCATACATAAACGAATGCTTAAATGATCATAATTTAAAACTTGTACATGAGGCAGAAAAGCATTTAACTTCCTGCATGGGGGAACTCCTTGATAATGCGGAGCGGCATTGTGGGTTAGAGCAACGCCCACGCTGGTATTTGAGAGGTTTTGTTAATAATAACGTACGAAACCCCATATGTGAGTTGGCTGTTTTCAATTTTGGGAAAACTATCAGCGAAACTTTTGATAATTTACCTGAGGATCATTTTTCATTAAGTCAACAAGTTAATCCATACATAAATAAGCATATTAAGAAAAAGGGTATGTTTAAGGAAGGATTAACAACAGTAGCGGCCTTGCAAGGGCGGGTGAGTTGTAAAAACGAGAAAGAAACTGACAGTTCTGGCACCGGAACAATTGAATTATTGAAGTTATTTCAAGATATGCATGATAATCTTAAAAAAATGGGAAGAGATATTAAAGGTGGGATAAAAATGACTTTAATATCTGGTAGTACTCATATTAACTTTGATGGATCATATAAATTAAAGCAAAGGTTGGTTAATGACGAGGAAAGTGACATTTTTACTTACCCTTTTAATGATGTAGGGCTTGAATCTGAACCGGATCGCAACTATCTTAAGCGTATGAAGGATGCTCGATTTCCTGGAGTTATGATCAATATTCGTTTTCCTCTACCAGAAAACGCCACCCAGCGAACTTGAGGACAGGTACATGAAAATGGCTGACATCACCATAGATTTCAATAAGTTAGTAAAAGATAGTAACAAGAAACTTTTTGCTGGACGTTCTAATGGGCGCCAGGCCTATGATTACTTTAATATAGGGAAATTTTGCACAACCAGTAATGATAGATTATATCTATTGATCCCCAAGGGAATTGTTGTATCAAGCTCATACTTTCTAGGTATGCTTGAAACGGTTTTGCCGAAATTTTCTTCGCCTAGCGAATTTTATAGTCGCACTGTACTTGATGGTCGTGAATATAAAGAAGGTATGCTTTCTGAATTAGATAGAGCTGTAAGGAGAGGCTTACATAAAAATGTTCCCTTCTTTTAAAAATATTTTTCAAATCAAAATGACAGCGCTGTCTGTCATTTTTTTTATATTCCCCGCAGCTTGCTCTGTGACAGATTTTTCCAATAAAGAAAACATTGAATGTAATGAATCACTTTATCCAAACACGCCTTTTTATATTTCCGATTCAGGACTTAGTGGTATATCATCACCGTTTTTGTTATCCGGAAACCCGAATGATGGCTTGATGTTTTGTGAAAAGGCAAACGACACCTTTCATAAGTTATCTCTGGCAAGGGATAACAAAAAAGATTTATTTGCTAATTATTTCAAAGATGTTCCAAATTCCTATGATATATATAATATTGTAAAGGTTCCGGAAAATGGTCCAGAGTGGATTTCTATTGGCATCTCTTTATTTGCTTTAGTTTCATCCTTTGTTATTCCTTGTGTTCAACATAGAAAAGAACGTAAAGAAGCTATTAATGAAGGGTATTGGGTAAGAGAAGTAATTATGCCTAAAATTAATGGGTTGGCATTCGATGTTGTGCAAAGTTTTAAAAACTCCATGGCATTATCAGAAGAGGAGTTTCTTAGTGTATTCAGTAATACTCTTTTACCAAAACTAGGAGAGTTACGGGATTCATTATATTTGTTTAATAGTTTTCCAGAATTAAATGCAGATATTGAAAATCTAGAAAGTATTTGTGACTCCTTGGAGGAAGAAGTTTCCAATCATATAGACTCGCCTAATGAAATAAGAATTTCTGATATATCAATGTTTCATTCCAAATTAATACAGAAATTAATTTTACTTCATAAGAAGATAGGTTGATTTTCAAGGCCTCCTTATTCCTAGGGCGGCCTTAGCTCTATATTTCTATCGTGTTCGATGCAATAAACTGATTTTTTTGCGAGCATGTTTAGTGGTTTCACTGATTCTCTGTGCGTGCTCTGCGTCGCGGATGGCGCGCAGCATGTCAGAAAGTACGGTAACGGGTGTTTTCATGGTGTTCTGGTCTTGCTGAAGTGTGGATGCCAGGCGTGCGGCGGCTTCAGGGTCTGATGCCTCTAGTTGTTCCAGATAGCTGGCGACCGGGTTATGGCGGATCTCCGTGCTGCTTACGCCGTGATTACGACTCAGGCGTTGCCAGAGCTGCGTGATTCGGCTGTCCGGGCGGGTATCCTGTTTGCGTACAATTTCAAATCCCTGCGGTGCAATGATGCTGCCGCCAACGTACAGACTGCCGCCTCGTAACAGGTGCTGCATCTGCTGTTCACCGATATGCAGGCCGAGAGATTCAGCAGACTCCCGCCATTCTTTAGCGAGTAACTCGTGGTTATCAGGCAAAGGCTGTGGCTGTTTGCGGCTCTGTGTCCAGTTCTGCATTTCATCACTGCTGTTTTTTGCCTGTTTGTCACGCAGCGAACGCATCAGTGCCCGGCGTTCGTGCCGTTTCAGTGAGCGCATCCATTCATTCACGTCAACGCCTTCAGGAAGCCGCGGCCACGGTGCTGGCCGTTCTTCCGGCTGTTCTGTCCCGTTGTTGTCCGTTTCCTGTACACGGGGACAGTTATTGCCACGAGTCCAAGGGGCGGCAGGGCCGCCCTGAAGGTCAAAACCATTTTCGCGGGCGCTGTCTTCCGTTTCCGGTTTACGTCTTACCAGTTTCCAGTTATCCGGATGCGTGCACACACGGGAGGATTCCCCGATGAGTGGTGACCAGATCCCGTAAATCTGTACGCTCTGTTCGCCGTAATCATTCAGCTCATCTGCGAGGTCGTAGGCGGTGCGAATCAGGTAGTCTTTGCGTGGAACAAGTACGCCGCCCTGTTTTTCAATGTAGGTGGCAAAACACCCGGCATCGGCGGCAGCGAGTACCGCATCCATTGCGTCATCTTTCAGTCGTTGCGGGCCTTCCGGGTTGCGTGCCATCTGGCTGGCAAGGCGGCGCAGTTCACGCCACACCTGACGGGAGGGGATGCCAAAGAACTGGAACTGGCGGACCCGATGAAGGCGCGCCCAGCCGATGGCGCGCTCCACACTCTCGGCCATTGATTTTCCGGTTTCGTGGTCAACGCGTGGCTTGCCCGTTTTCGGGTCGATGCCATCCACGGCGCGGCTGTCCAGGTTCTTTCCGATGTAGGTCGCGATATAGCTGGTTGGTGTGCCTTTTGAGCCGTCGACATACTCCGCCTTAAAGCGCGGAGTAATATCATTGCCCAGCTCGTGGCGGTCTTCCTGAATGGCAATATCGCGGGTGATGGCCACGATGCTGTCGATTTCTTCCGGATGAGCAAAGACCATCATATGCCAGTGCACGGTGCCGTCATGGTGAGGCTCCACCGTGCGGATGCCATACCAGCGAAGACCGTCGCGGTTCAGTTTTTTGCGGACCGCCGCAAAAAACGTGTTAACCAGGTAATCGCTGGAGTCGCGCATGGTGGCCCCGTTCCATTTGGGATTCGGATGACCGTTCTCTGTTGTGGCGTGGTATTTTGACGGGCAGGTGACAGTCAGAAACACCGCTTTGTCGCCACGGGCTTCGGCCAGAAGTTCCAGCCCCTTCATGGTGGCCATCATTTCTGCCTTACGGTGAACCGGGTTACTTACTCCCGCGTAATACACCGTCTCGAGATCAATCGTGAACCCGTCTTCGTTTTCCAGCATGAAACTTTTCAGGAAATCGCGTGTTTTCTCGCGCTGTGCGCGAAACTCGCTTAACGCGTCCTGGCTCAAATAGGGCGATGTTTTTCTGGAAACCAGACAGGCGGCGCGGAGTTGTTCTTCTCTCCACTCGCAACGTAACAGCCACAGTTTGCGTTTCCACCATTCCGCACAGGTCAGGCGAAGGATTGCGCCCGGCAGCAGTTCTGTGTCCGGTTCGTTCCTCCGGTCTTTGTCTGTTGTCAGTGCGTCATAATGCGGAGGCATGGCGTGCAAGTGTAACGCCATGCGGGCCAGCATCTGATACGCCTTCAGCGTTACATCCATGGTCAGCTCGCCATCGGTCGCGCCAAAACCATCGCAGAGTTTTTCGAAGGTGCTGCTGAACATCGCCGCCGTCATGGTGGCAAGCGTCTGTATCTGGTGTTTGTTGAGTTGCGGCAGGGAAAGCAAATCGTCCAGGCGTTCACGTCCGGCAAGGGACCGATAACCCGGTGTCAGCCAACGGCTGTCGGTGCGGTCCAGACGTACGAATATTTTGCGCAGGGTTCCGCGCGCGTAGCGTTCAGCCTGCCAGCTCTTTTTGCCTTTCTGACGATCGGATTCCTGTTTTTTGCGCAGGAAAGAGAGGTGGCGGCTCAGAGGTTCACGCAGATAAACGGGAAGCACCTTCAGTGTGGCAAAAGCACGGGCCACCGGGTCTTGTTCTGTTGCCTGACGCTTGCTGATGATGCTTTGTGCCAGCTTTTCACGCTGTCCGGCTTCCTCAAGGGATGCCATGAGTTTTTTACCCACGGTGGATTGTGCGAAAAAGGCTTCCTCCTTCGCTTCCTGTTCTTTACGGGCCTTTTTGTCCGCCTCAAGGTAGTAACGGATGGCGCGTTGCAGCTCGGTTTCAGTTTCCTGCCTGCGCTCCGTAAATCTGTCCGGATCAATGGCTGGCCGTGGTTCATTCCAGCTCCATGCAAACTCACTCATGGCTGGTATCCCGTCACGCGCTGCCACTCCTGCGAGAAGAGGGTGGAAAGGCGGTTAAATTCAGCGGTGTATTCACTCAGCGAGGCACACCCGCCAGCAGTGTGATGCGCCAGCATTGCCGCAAATACGGAGGTCGGGGAGTCGTAATACGCCAGCAGTGATTCGCCATGCGGTGTCAGGCAGCGCAACGCCAGCCCGTGTGGTGTTAAGTCCACGCGGTAGCAGTCGTCTACTGTGAAATAAAGGGTGTCTGCATTCTCCGGTTTTGTAGTGCGTGCTCTGTTGTCACGACTACGGATGTAGAGATCAAATAATCCCTGAAGAACGGGAGCCAGACGGGTGTCCTGTGTGCGCACCCATCTTGTGAAGTCATGAGCGTCAATCATGCTGCAATTCTCTCTACTAAGGATGTGCGAAGGCTTCCTGCCAAAAAACTCAGAAGCGGTCGGTTACAGGAATTGGCGTTCTACGAGTAGTTATTGCTGGCTTGAGGTTCATTTCTGTTTAATTCCGTGCATGCTGTAGAAGAAATCAAAAGTGCTATCTATGCGTATCATGAGCTCACGCTGTATCGCTTCTGGTGTTTCTGGTTCACCTGGCGAGCCAACTCCCGCGAAGAAATCACCGATCTCGCTTTTAATAAGTGCCTTTAGCGTTGCTGAGGAATTCAGGTGTGTGCGGTGATGTTTGCGAGTGATTCTTCTCCTGCTCATTTGCGTGGATCCTGTACCTGTCGGATAAGATTCACCCGCACCACATTAGTGGCGCAGAAGTAAGTACCGTCAGTGAGATAGATGTGGTGTGCATCCTTTTCTGAGCGGTGTTTGTCGATTGTGGTAATCAGGCGTTCGTCGACTTCGTATTCACGTCCTCTGGAAGTGAAACGAACGACAGGAAAATGCTTAATTGCCATTACACCTCCTGGGCGTGTGCGAATACCTCCGCGAATGCGGATTGTTTTTACATTTTCTTATTTAACCTAGGGTTTTTATTTGCGCTGTTATTCGCCAGTGAAAAAGCGGTCAATCTTTTTTACTGAACGAATAATTCGCATAATCCCAATGGCGCAGACCACCGAAATAATCAGAACAAGCCATGAGATAAATATACTCATGCAATATTCCCCAGCTTATACGGTTCAATATGCTCCCCGCATTCTGCGGCACAGATCAGCTCGGAAAGTTCGTTAAGTGCATCCAGATCATCAGCGTAAAAAGCCACGTCATACAGACTCCGGATTGCCCTGGTTAATGAGTCACGGGCTGCACGTTCAGCATGAGTACCTGATGCACTTAAGCGAAAATAAAAACGCTCAAGTGCTTTGTTTATGAGAGTCTTATATTCTTTGCCCATCGCAACGCCCTTTAATCTGCTTTCTGAATTTCAGCTTCTGAATCCATGCAGATAATTTCGATATAGGGTTCATCGCCATTAACCTGACGAGCTTTTTCAGCTTCGTTAATTATTTCGCGAACGGTCTGGTACGGAAGTTCTACTGTAAGGCGCGTACCGTTCAGATAAACGTAGGTAGCTGCATTTTTTTCAGATGGAACTACTCCGTCAATAGCTGATGCGCGTAATAACAGTTCACCGCGAAAATCAATAAAGCGGATAAATACACCTTGTGCATGGTCTTTAGTCATAAAGCACCTGTTATAAATCAGCCTGTTTAATAAAACTTTGCCCGCGAAGCAAACGATCGACTGTGCGCAGTGCTTCGTACAATGTAAAATCCTGCCCGAACTGATTATCGCCGTTGCTTAATGCAAAAATGCGGTTTCCGGTAAACGGATTGCGTGAGCATCTGTGAACCACTATTCCAGCTTTCTCAATCAGCCAGGTGTGTTCGCCGATTTGTTTTACAGCGTGCCCATCTGGTGTTGCGTGCGTCTCGTTCAGGTTATAGCGATTGTTACTACGTGATGCACTGGTAGCGACGTGGTGTATATGGCGTTCTACGCCATTACGAAATTTGGAGTATGGATTATTAGCGTGTTTTTTCATGATGATGCTCTGTTCATTGTTTTAGCTGTTAGCCAAAGCGTCTTTTAACATCGCCACAAGGTTTACTTCAGGCTTTTCCATTTTGGCACGTTTGGGGCGGATAATAATTCGACCGTCAGCCAACATCTTTTTGCATGTATTAAGAGGGATACCTGTTATCTCTGCATATTTCTGCAGGGATACATAGGGGGCATTCACATTGATATTGATGGTTATACCTGACATCCCACTAGCCTCCTGATCAGGAAGATTTGTTTTGTTATTTCTGGGTTAGCTCTAGGCCGCGAAGGAAGATCATGCGCGCCATGTTAGAGGATGAGCGTTGTTCTTTAGCTGCCATTTCATCAATGACGGCTCGCTCTTCGAGGGACAGCCGAAGTGCCAGTCTTGGACCTGTGGCGGTGTTACGCGGAATGCGTGATCTGGTATCGTGAAGAACTTGTTTCATAGTGGTATATTGTGATCATCTAATAGCTCGTGAAATCATTTTGGTATCAAAAAAGATACCTGTCAAGGTTTTTGTATGAAAAATGATATTGGTCAGCGGTTGCGTGAGGAAAGGGAAAGATTGGGGCTTAGTCAAGTTGCTATGAGCGAAATTGGTGGAGTCAAAAAGCTAACTCAGCTTAGATATGAGAAAGGAGATAGCTTTCCTGATGCTGCGTATTTGGCAGCGCTGTCTCGTTTTGGCCTTGATGTTCAGTATGTTGTGTTGGGAATTCACTCACCTGAAACTTATAACGATGATGAGCAGGAGTTGATTACTCGCTTTCGAGCAGCTTCGTTAGATGTAAAAAACGCGGTGATCGGGGCTTTAAAAAGTGCGGGCAGTGAAAAGGAAACTCAGCCATCAGGGCGTGAGTTAAATATTTCTGGTGGTAATAACCGTATCGCTGGTCGTGACTATAACGAAACTAAGGGTAGGTGATAGTAGGGAGGTGACATGGCCGTCAACTCAAACGGTTCAAACAATCGCGTTGCTGGGCGTGATTTTCACGAAAAGAATATTCAGATAGAGCGATATGATGGTTCTCATACCGTCAATATCGCAATCCATTCGAATAATGATGATGACGCTCGCCCTTTGCTTAAGGCACAGCGTAAGGAGCTAAATAGCTTGGTTGCTGCTATTGCAGAAGCTAGCAATACTGAAGCGTTTATTATTTGGCAAAAAGTACATGCGGAGATTGGTGTAGCTGGTATTGATGATATGACAATAAATCAATATAAAACAGCGGAGAGTTTTCTGCATGCAATGCTTGAGCGATGTAAAGATCATGATGCCTGTAAGACTCTTGTAAGTTTATTATTACGTAACAGTGAAGACTGTGGACTTCGACAAAAACTTCTGCGGTATTGCCATATCAATTTCGGTACAGGACGTTTAAACGATCTTACTCGTTCTCAGTTACAGTCTGCATTGTCGTGGTTAGAGCAACAATCGGTATCAAGCCACACAGAGAATTCGACCTTACCAGAAGTCCGCCTTCGTGCTTCAGAATTAATCCGATTTTATCCAAAAGAAATAATATTCTTTATCTGCGTAGGGGTTTTGGTAGGCGGAGCCATTTCTAGGATGTTTTTTAATTTGTAATCTTACTTGAGCTAAATTGAGGCAATGACATGAAAGTAAAAAAGGTTCAACTATTAGTTGCTTTTTTATCTATGTTTTCTTTTTCCGCCGTCGCAATGCCTTTTAAAACTATTGAACGTGAGAGTTTCAATGGAGTATGGCCATTTAATACAGATGAGGTTCAATTGCAGTGTCTTGATGGTAATCCTTATGTGATGAATTTTGACGATAATAAGTTATATGCGCTTACAGGTTTGGCTCGAATAAAAGGTAAAACATTTGGTGCGTTACCGTTAGATAACAATAATCCATTTTGGCTAGATAATGATGCCGCCCCTGGGTTAAAAAAGAATCTGGGGGACGTCACTAAGGCTGCATTTGATTTATGTGATAAGTAACAAAAATGTCGGTTCGTAAGATTCCATCAGGTAAATGGCTTTGCGAATGTTATCCCTACGGAGCATCGGGAAAACGCATTCGTAAACAGTTTGCGACAAAAAGTGAGGCGCTCTCTTATGAGCGCCGTTTAATGAATAGTAGAGTTGGAGACGAGTTTCAAGATGGTTCTGGTCCTCGTCTTTCTGAGTTGATTGCTCGTTGGTTTGAGATGTACGGCAAAACCTTGTCCTCTGGTGCAGAGCGCAAAGTCAAACTTGAGGCGATTTGTTCTAGGCTGGGAGATCCATTTGCTTCTCAGTTTGACAAAAATATGTTTGCTACTTATCGGGAAAGAAGGCTATCAGGAGAATGGAATCCCAAGGGGAAGAAAAAACTTAGTGAAGCAACCGTTAATCGCGAGCAGTCATATCTACATGCTGTTTTTGCCGAACTGAAGCGCCTTGGGGAGTGGTCTGGTGAAAACCCCCTGACTGGAATTCGCAAGTTTCGTGAGGAAGAAAAGGAGCTGGCGTTTCTGTATGTAGATGAGATTGAACGCCTTTTGATTGCGTGTGATGAGTCACGGAATAAAGATTTGGGGGTTGTTGTCCGTATTGGGCTTGCGACTGGTGCTCGGTGGAGTGAAGCAGAAGGATTAAAGCAATCTCAAGTACTGCCCGGTCGAATCACATTTGTTAAAACTAAAGGAAAGAAGAACCGCACTGTACCGATTTCACCTCAATTGCAGGCTATGCTTCCTAAAAAACGAGGAGCGCTATTTTCACCATGTTATGAGGCTTTTGACGCTGCAATTAAGAGAGCGAAGATAGAGCTCCCTGATGGGCAATTAACTCATGTGCTACGTCACACGTTTGCTAGTCATTTTATGATGCGGGGCGGAAATATTCTTGTGTTGCAAAAAATACTGGGGCATAGCGATATAAAAATGACTATGCGTTATGCGCATTTTGCTCCGGGTCATTTAGAGGCTGCTGTTGAATTAAACCCTTTTGACAATAGAGGGTAA